ATAAGTCCTGCTGTAAAGGTTCGATAACCATAGTCATGAAAAGAGAATGTGCATCAATTATTTCTGTTCTCCCTCCCAATTGTCCTTCCGTTTTTATCCCTAGTAACATTGGACTTGTAATTCTATGAGCGGTAAGTATTTTTTGTATTATAGTATCATTAATAGTAGTATAATAAGTATCTGTAGCGGTAGTACCAATTGGAGTAACTATAGGTGCCTGTTCTTTACTTGGAACATCAATGTACATAATAGTTCCTGCATTATCAGTACCTGCGTATTCGCCTTTTAATGATTCTAATACTGCTTGATTTTCTGAATCAGAACCATTAGTAAAAGTAGTTATCATCAAAGAAGGAGTTAAACCATTCTTTAAGTTGCTACAATGAAAGTTGTCAATTTCTGTATCTGTTTCAATCACTCTTAAGGCACCTACATAGTCAGGAAGAGGATAATACTCTTGTCCTGGACGGTAACTTTTCTTTACGTAAATTTGATTAGGTTCTTCAAAACGTTTGGAAGGGTCAAATACTGGTAAGTAAAAAATATCTCTATCTTCTATTCCCCTGGAAAACCGAGTGTGCTTCTTCCATTCCGTAGAAATGTAGTAACCAGGTATTCTTCCTCTTGTGTCCTTTTCTTTTGCTCTCAGTAAACCATAATCTATGTGATAAACTTCTATTTTACTTCTATCATTTGAATAAATTATTTCCAAGGCAAAAGTGCCGTAAAGTTTATAGTCTAGGGCTGCTTTAGCAAAAATATCGTTCCAACTTTCCCCTCTTGAATTTGCTTTGTTAAGATATGTTTCTATATTACAAGTTAGTCCTTGACCGATAATAGCCTCTGTGATAGCATTTATACATGCTGCATGTATGCTACTTTTATTATACAGGTTTACAAGTTGCTGTGGGAATAAATTATCGTCACCACTCTTAATATACTGTTCTTTAGTATTGTGTTCTCTGTGAGAAAACTTTGTTAAAGTAGCAGGTTTAATTCTATTAAATTTTAAGTGTTTTTCCATTATATTCCGTTGTATGTTTTAAAGGCTCCATTTGGATTGTTGCCTGCATAGACTGTAATAGGTACCTGATTACTGCCACTTTGAATAAAAGCTCTATCGACAAAAATTTCTTTTTCTTGCGTAATGCTTGCATTGCCCCAAGTAGTAGTAGCAGTTGAGTAAATTAAATTAGCCTGGGACCAAATTAAAAGTTGAGAAATGTATTCTGAAAGTGAAAGAGTATATTGACCAAAATTTGTGGGTATGATACTACTTCCAGAAACGGTAAAGATTCCTAAATTATTATTATAGCCTTTTTTTGAAAGTAGTGTAACATTAAAAGAACCTGATGATTGATCTAGGTCTTGTACTAAGGTTACTGACCAGGAACCGGTTGTATATGTAGAACCGGATATGTCAGCCAGGAAATTATTACTTCCAGAATTTATATAAAAATTTATCATATCAATAAATAGTCAAAAATAAAAAAAGGGAAAACCTTTTATAGTCTTCCCTTTTTAGAATTAACCTGATAAGTACTTATGCTATGGTAATTCCACTAAGTGCTGTACTTAATGCACCTAATGTAGTCTTTACTTCCCACATAGGCTGAGGCTCGGTTGTCTCAAAGGTTAAAGAATATTGGTTTGCATCACCAAATGCAGTACCGGTAGCACCTGTACCAGCAGAAAGTGTAGCACCTCTATAACGTCCTAATAAGAAGTATTGACCTATGTAGTCACTTGTACCATTGTTTGTTTTAACAATGATTTTTAATTCTGGATTTTGTGCCAATACTTTTACTTGGTTACGAATACTTGATTGTAATTTGTGAAAACCAACGTTTAAAGTTTGGGTATAAAATACCGTTCCGTTTTCTAAAGAAGCATTTACAGTCTCTGTTAAGTCACCAACGTTTCTTGGTAATTCAAATGTATAAAATACACCAGAACCTGTAATGCCTGATAATAAGCCTGTAGAAAATTCCGTATAAGTAGTTACACTACCGGAAAGAATATAGATTTGTTCTATACCACCTACGTTGTCTCTACAGCCTAAATTAAATCCACTTGTTATATCACAAGACATTTTTATTTTTCCTTTCTATGTTACTTTTTACTATTGGAAAAAGAAGGGTCAAAAGACCCTTCAATGTCTTAATTACGATTGTTTGTTACAATGTATTCTGGATATGCTACTTGGACTCCAAGTTTGGTAGCGATTCTATGCTTAAGTTGGTCCGAATTTATGTCGTACCAAAGTTGGAATTCGCTAAAGTCACTTAATAAGTCAGTACCTACTACAGTATACTTGGCAGGCATTAATGCTACACGATCACTATTTACCAAACCTGCCGTTCCTACAACAGTTATGTTTGGATTGAAAGGATAAAGCATGGACAATACACCTGTTCTGTTGCTGATAGAACCTGGGTCAAAGTAGAAGTTGTTTAATGTTCTTAGAGCAACGGTATATTTTCTAAAGTTGGCAACACTCATGAATACGGTTAAGTCTTCACGGTCGGCAACATCTGCATTTAAGTTTTCGATAAGAGTATCGATAACGGTCAAAGCATTAGTGCTGGTATAAGCAGAACCTGTAATAGAAGCAGGAACAATAACACCAGTATTAGAACCGGAAGTGAAGAAACCTAAACCAGGTGATGACGAGCCTGAACGGTCACCCCACAAAAATACGTCGTTGCTCTTCATGAATTGGTTTACGAGCATTTCACCATAAGCATTAGCAAGAGCAAAAGTCTCATTATAAGAGCCTCTGTTCAAAGCAGAAATGCCTAAGTATTTGGTGTCTAAGTCTTTTAAGCAAAGACCATCATATGATGTACGTGGAGTAACAGTAATGTTACGTTGGGTGGCAATCATAGAACCCGAAGCAGTTGATACGCACGTACCACTTTGTACTACTAAGTCTACGTCAAAAAGGTTAATAGGCTCTTGATGCTTTACACCTTCTTTGATCGTAACATAATTCATTGTTTGGCCTTCATAAACAGCACGAACAAGCATTTGTCCCGCTATTTCGTTATTAAAGTTGTTTAAGGCCGATACGTTTAATGACATTTTATTTTTTCCTTAATTAATTAAGCTATTTTTCTATTTTTAAAATTGTTAACAACTAAGTCCATTTGTGCTTTTCTGAACCCAAAGGCATCGTTTGTTACAGAATTTTTATTTTCTTTTTTTACTTCTTGAATTTTATTAAAACGGTTTTCTAAAGTAGGTGCAGAAGCAGCAGCAGACATATACTCTGCCATTTTCTTCTTCATTTCGTCTACTTCTGTAATCAACGATGCTATTGCTTCGTTAACTTTTTGCTCTATTACCTCTTCCACAGACTGCATAAGAGTGGCAATGTCAATTGGAAATTCTTTTGTTATTTCCGGCATTGTGTCAACTTCTTGCATTACTTCCTCGGACACTGCTTCAACTGCTTCATCAGGTCTACGTACTTCGGTAATTATACCTTGTGCGTCTACTACTAAAGCAATTCCTGACTCAGTACTATGTTCACCTTCTGGTGCAGTAACATAGTTACCTTCCTCGGTAAGTACGTAGAGAGTATCACCAGGGGCAAAATCAGTATCTGCTTGATTGGTGACAACTGTACCGTCTACAAGGGTGGCAGTGTCAAATGATTGTTTTGCTGTAGAAGAAGTATTTTCTTTGTTCTCGATCAAATTAAAATATTTTTTGACGAGACCTTTCAGCATTTCTTTATCCATGAATGAAAATACTTTCTTTTTTATTGTTACAATTAAAACCAGCACAGTACTGGCTTATAGGGATAAATAGGCGTTTTGTGCACATAAATTAATTTTCTAAGTACTCCTAGTAAGGTGCTTGTTCTGAATTTAAAAAGTACTTTTCCTTACACCAGTTTTAAATACTCGCACAATGGTTTATACTTAGGATCTAATTTATCAAAATCGGATTTTTTAAATTGAAATGTTTGATTAGGTTCAAAAAATTCCGGGTGACAGGCGTAATCAAGTGTAAGCATAGTTCTTTCATTATTCACAGGTTTAGTGCCTCTATGCCATCCATTAGTATCTGCTACTAATAGGTCACCTTTTTTAGCAGTCATATATTTGACTTTGTCTTCTCCGTAAAGTTGATGTATACTTTGTATATTCCAGCTGTACTCTCGATTCCAATTGAAACCGTTTATTTCAAATTTCTTAGTATGACTTCCTTCTACATAGCAGAAAGGACCGCCATTTATGTCAACATCGTTTAAGTAAATGAAAAATTTTAAAAATCTAGGTGAGTTGGGGTCAACGTGGTAAATCTGTGTACCACCCAAAGCCAAGTCGTTTATGAAAGACTTTCTTAAGTTGCATGTACTTAAAAGAGGCATACAGTCTAGGTAGGCACCGGCTATGTCAACAATTAAATCGTTAAATACAAATTGATGAATCTCTGGGGTATGAAAGAAAGGTTGTAAGACTTGTATGTAAAGTTGGTTTTTTCTAGCATCGCTTTGGGCAATTTTAGACTGGTTAGCAGGATGCTTAGCATCAGAAAGTATCTCTTCAACTTTTGCGTATAGGTTATCTATTTGTGAAACGTCTAAAAAATTTTCAATTTTAGCATAGCCTTTCTGTTCTATTTCTGCAGCTACATTAATGGCTTCATCAGATGGTTTATAGTCTGGAAATTGCTTCTTTCTAGCAGCATATGCTTTACTGTACTTATGTAAATTTTCATTTCCTCTAGTAACTGCTCTGGGATCTGGCCAGTGTATCCATTTTATATTTTCATTCATAATTTTATAGGTTGTTTTATGTTTTTATTTGTTTTTATTCTAATAAACGTAATAATTATTTTCCATTCTAAACGCTTCTAAAAAAGACTCTTCAGTACCATAGAACGGATGTATTCTGAGGCCCAATTATCAGAATGCATGTCATGTTCTTGTTCCACTGGCGCTAGGGTGTTTTTATCAGGGTCTGAATATCCTAAAGTGGATATATTATTTTTCGGTTCTGTAAAAAAAGTATTGTCTTTTTCAACAAAACCCCAAAAAGGATCTGAGCGTAATTCTTCTAATGCTTTATTCTGTAGGGTTTTTCTTTGTTCTATTTGATCAAGTAGTGACATTTTTATTGTTCCTCTATTGTTAGTAAATTCTGAATTATCAGTAATTAGTATTCCTTTTTCATTAACACTTAATTTACTATTATTATTATTATTATTATAATTATTATTATTATTATTTTCTTTTATTACTTTTTCTTTTTTAATTTTTTCTTTTTTTTGTGCTACTGAAATGGGTAAGTCAAGTGGTACCGAAATGGGCAGGTCAAGGCCTTCTTTATTGGCTACCTCTTGTACTGTTGTTTCCTTAACGTCAAGTAATGCTACTATCGCATCAATATTAACAAAGTAGTAATACTTAGCCGGCATACCATGCTTGGTGACTGTGAGAATGTCTCTTTCTTTAAGAGTCTTAACTATTTGCCTCAGAGTATACAGAGTAATGTTGCACTCTTCGAGGATTCTTTCTTGTTGCTGGTAAAATGATTTATTACCAAATACTTGCTCCTGTAAAGAAACAAAATGTGATAGTACTAATGCTGCATCATTTGATCCTAAGGCTTTTGCAAGTGCCTTATTTACCATCCAAAAACCATTTTGTGATAATACGTTGCTTAAATTTTTCATTGTAATGTCCTGAAAATAAGAAACCCTCGCTAAGGGTCCTGTCACAGTTAGGAACACCTCGGCAAGGGTTATTAAATTTTTTTTGACGCTGTGACCCGTCTACATTAATAAATAGGCGTTTTAAGTCGTATTTATGTCTATAAATAGCACTTTTTTTCGAAAAAGGGCTAAAATATTAACGAAAAAAGTTAAAATTATGTTTCAGTATTTTCAATTATTAAAAAAAATATTTA